GGGCGGTAGGCGTAACAGCCGACCCTCTTGTAGTAATATAGGAAGTAGTAAAATATTGAAAAGATGTTTTATGAAAGTAGGTACTTTGTGACAATTATTTTGAATAATTTGGTTGTATGCAGAGGCTGATCCTTAAAATCTATGGTCTGAGAGTGTCTAGTCTGCACACTAGATAGCACTCAATGAAGACCGCGACAGCACTTTAGTAAAGTGTCAAAGCATGAGGGAACTTCCTTAAAGATTCAACGAATCGGTGCAAACCCGTTCGTTGAGTCCGTTGGAAGTACGCGTGATAAATAAATAACCAAAAATTATCATGAATACTTCAACCGACTCACGAACCCCAGCTGGTCCTATTGCTAAGGACTCTTACTCTAATGTAAAGAGCAGCACAATTGTTGATCCTATTGCTATGGATTTTGACTCTAATGTAAAGAGCAACAACTTATGTATTGAATGTGCCACAGTAGCAGAAGAATTTAGATATTCTCACTACGGCAAATGTAGATCCTGTTACAAACTTGAAGTTTTAGAAGCAGGATATTTTATGTGTGATTATTGTGATGATATCCATTTTTCCAATTCTAATTTATGTCCAGATTGCGATGAACCATGTGTTTGTGGTAATCCTATGGATTGTTGTATTTGTGAAAGTAATTCAGTACAGTCTGATGTCCAGGACTATGTAAATATTTGGACAAAAACTTCATTTGACGATTTCCTTCGGGAAATCAGAATGGTTGCCCGCTTCCGGCGAGCCCGTTGTATAGAAATGAAATCCAAGGCACAAATGTGTCTTGTTCTATGTCAAATTGAATCCCATGCTCAATCCTGTATTTTGGAAGAGCAAGCTCTAAGTGTTACTGAAAACATGCGTAATCAACTCATGAACCTCGCCTTTGATGGCGCTAGTTTGTGGGATGCGTATAAGGTGAAGATTACACAAGAAATAGAGCGAGTAGTCCTGCTATGGATTTCTCTACGTGAACAAGGTTCTTGGACAGGAGTGTCCGCCACAATTGGCCAATATTTATTAGGCCATTTTGATGGTTCTGTTCTTGTCACGTTAAAACAAGTATTCGATGACTATTTTGAATGTCTCGAACCCCATGCAGGGGAGTCATGGATTGAACTCCTCAAATTATCCCACACCAATTGGAAATTGGCAACCCAAAATGAAGGGTTTCAGCATGTGACAAAAGCTTTGTCCATGTTGGTTGGAGCAGGAATGCTACAAGCTACTTCCATTCAATGTGAGGTTTCCGGAATCAAATTATTCTCTGATTTGTGTGTTCCAAAATTCGTTAGCGCGTATGATTTATTAGACGCAGCTTTCGGATGTATCGTTTTCTTTATTGAAGGTGGTTATGAATGCATTCAGAGTGGTTCCATTACTCCTCTCATTTTTGGTGAAAAAGATTTCTCAAACTTCGATGAAACTTTCCTTGCTTGTAAAAAGTGCTATGAATATGCACAGCCTGGAAATTATTATATGATCGATATGGATGAGAACAGTGTAATGAAGAAATTGAGTGATGCTCTGGTTGAAGGTAAAAGATTAGCCCAGCTTACAAAGAACTCTTTCTCCAAGAAGATGATTAATGATCGTATTGGAAAATTACAGGAATGGGAATCCAACCTCCAGCAGCATAGACTTGCATCAGGTGTTCGTATGAAACCTATGTGTGTTTTAGCTTATGGAGAAACCGGCGTTGGAAAAAGTACAATCGCTCCTTTGATTATGTACCACATCTTACAACCAAATGGTTATGATGCATCAGATGATGCATGTGTGATGTTGAAAGCCGGCCAAAAACACGAAGAAAATTATCGAACTTACATCAATGGTGTATATTATGACGATTTTGCTAATACAAAATCTGATTTCGTTGATTCTTCTCCGTGTGAAGATCTTCTTGATACAGTTAATACTGCAAGATGCACTGCTCGAATGGCTGCATTGGAACTTAAGAATAAGGTCTCAAAACAACCCAAAGGAGTAGTTGTTAGCTCAAATGTAAAAACTTTGAATGCTGAACAATATTCAGAAGAACCTGCATCTATTATTCGCAGGTGTGACGCTGTTCTCACATTTCGTGTGCGTCCTGAATTTGCAACCAACTCCCAACTGGATTCTAAGAAGGTCGAAGAACATTATGGTGGTAAAGTACCTGCTGTTCCTGACTTATGGTCAATCGATGTAGAAATTGGTGTTCCTCTTAAGAATCCAACTCCAGGTCGTCATGCTACTATCGGTTTCAAAACTGTTGTGTGGAATGGTAAACCTCTCAAATCTATTGATATGCAAACAGCTTTACAATATTTAGTTGTTGCCTCCAGGCATCATTTTGCCTACCAAAAATTAATGGTGGAGAGAAGTTCCGACCTAAAATCTAAACTCGTTCTATGTGAATCTTGTAAAAGTTCACAAGACATTTGTGTTTGTGGAATCACTCATGCTGTTTCTTATGCTGACTCGACAC